AAAGTCATCATCAACCAACAAACCAACATCTCTAAGCAACGCATCACGCTCATTACGCAACCTATTAAGCATCTCCATTTGATTGGCGATGACATTTGCTTGTTCGGCTTGCGAGGCTTGCCATGCTGCCGTAGCTATCTCCTCAACAGTCCCCATTTCGTAAAGGTCTGCCTCGTTTTTTTCCAACCACGTTTCAAGGTCCATCTAGTCCTCCAAATTGAGTGCCGGATAACGCTCCGGCGGGCGATTGGATTGGGCTTCCCGGTGGCCACCAATGCCCCGTCAAGACCGGCTGAGGCAGAAACCCAACCCAAATAGGGTGGCCCGGTTGATTTTGATCGAACTCCCCATATCCAACGATATGAAAAAGTGAGGACCGGGCCATAATAAAAGGGCGGGCGACAGTACGGCTCGTTTTGCTGAACCGGGCTTAAGGAAGGTTCACGCCGCCCATAACTCAACACTCACACTCGTCACACTGACAATAATCAAGACAGCCACAGTTCACGCAGAACCCGAAGGTTTTAAGCTCTTCCCTAAGGTGCTGGTTAGTAGCTGTCCACTGCTCTTTTATCTCCGGGTTTACGATCATCCATCGCAAGGCTCTGGCCTGATAATTGACAACAGCGGTAGCGAATATCTCGCTTTTGATGTGCTGGTCCTTTGAGTGCAGTTCCGTGACCTTGAGTAGCCTCTCCAGTCGGTCTATGCGCGCTTGCTGCTCTGATATCACTCTTTCTAATGCTTCGCTCATTACTTCACCCTCAACGATTCACCCTGGCGCAAGACCGCACCCGGCACATAGCCACCGGCCTTGAGTCGTTCGCTGATGGCTTTCTTGTCGATCTTGACCTCCACCACTTCTGACTTGAAGTCGTCAGGGATCTGCTGTTCATCGGTGATTTCAACGGCGGGTGGATTGGCTTGAATGCGAGCGGAAAACTCGGGCCATTCCAGCTTGCTTTTGCCAAGGATGTGCATCCCGTGGCGAGCGTAATTCTTCAACCAGATCGCACGACTCCGCTTGGCTTCGAGGCGCGATTTCATATTGTCCATTGCGTCCTTGATGGCATCGGCTTCGACTTCCAGATTCCGCGAGTAGGCAATGACGGCTTTCAGTTTGTCTTCGGCTTCACCCTCGATCCCTTGGAGGGTATCGGTGAACATATCAGGCGATAGGTCTGATTCAGGATCAGTGGCCGCGTCCAAGGCTTGCAGGTATCTGCTGTTGATGTCGTACAGGGTGCTGTTCATGCTGTCTCCCAAACTTGAATGTCGTACTCTTTGCCATCAACGTTAATCATCCTGGCGTTGCCTGTTGGTATCCATTTTGTAATGGCTTTTGCAAACTCAACCGTCATGTCTTGCACTACGGTTTGAGTTTCGCCCTCTATCAGCACTAACTTTATCTTGTCTGATGGCCATTCTATAGCAAGGCAAAATTTAACTTCTTGTGTGTTCATATCGGTCTCCAGTCATTACAGCCAGTGGTTAAAATCCGTGCCGGTATCGGCTTTTGTCGGTTCATGCAGTAGGGGTCTGATTCATCGGGCCGGGTGTATTCGGCGCATTCATGGCAGACCAGTTCGGGTACTTTCATATCGTGCTGAATCGGGTCGCTGAATCCATCCCGCTGTTGGCTTTGCATCCAGTGTTCGCACAATCCCCAGGCATCGCCATCAATAAGCCAGCCGATCTGCTCTTCGGGTAGACGCTGGAAGAACTGTTGAGCATCCGCGCCGCCGATGGCTTTGAAGCGGGTGAAGAACTCATGCGGCGTCAGCATGGCGACTACTGATGATGTAATCCAGAATCTTCGGGTATTTGCCGCGAAGGTCGAGCTTCAGCATAAATAAACAGTCTTCACGCAGTTTCATGTTGTTATAGTCAGGATCAATATCACCATCATCATCTAATGGCGTTCCATCTTCTCGGAACCTGCCCCACCATTTTTCAGCCTGCCTCCTAGCCCAACTACCTACAGGGTGGTAGTCACACACAAACTCAGTAGCGACCTTCACCGGCCATAGACCATCATCATTCCAATACTCAACCTTGGTAACTGGATACTCGCTGCCAGTCTTTTGGTATTTCGCAAACTCAACCCGCGTGACCTTCTGAATCACCGGCTCCCATTGTGTCGAGATCAGCGCGGCCTCTGACGCAATATCCGCAACCTTCGGCTTTGGAGGCGGGAATGCGTGACCACATTGCGGACATTCCAGAATCTTGGCGTGAACGATGGACTCACACTCGGGGCAGGTCTTCACCACCGGCTCACCGGGTTCGCGGTCTTCCACGACTTTGCCGAGGTTGATATTGGGATCGTCCACACACCCATGCCGCTCAATGTTCCCGGCGTAGTCGAGCACGAGACAATCTTCTTTGGCGTCGTGTGGGCGCATCCCGCGACCGAGCATTTGCAGATAGAGTCCGGTGCTGGCGGTCGGGCGCAGCAAGACGATGCAATCAATCAGTGGCAAATCCACGCCCGTGGTCAGCACCCCGACATTCACCAGGGCGCGAACCTTGCCGAGTCGGAACTCTTCCAGCATCGCTTCGCGGGTTTTCTTCGGCGTCTGGCCCGTCACCAGATGATTGGTGACGCCGTGCTTGTTGAGTTCGTGGCAGATTTCCGCCGCGTGTTCGATGGTGCAGGCAAAGACGATCCAGTGATTCCGATCGCTGCCTCGATAAGCGGCATCCTCAATGGCCTTGCCGGTGTTGCCGTCGGCCATCATCGCGGTTCCCGCCTCACCGATGACGTATTCGCCACCGCGCTTCTTGACGGACTCCAGGTCTACGGTAAAGCTGGTGCGTTTAGCCGTGAGCGGAGCCAGATACCCGGCCTCGATCAGCGGCAACAATTCGATTTGAGCGCCGATGTCGGTGAATAGCCGACCTTCGCCCTCGTGGAGATAGCCAGAATCAAGGCGGTAAGGCGTGGCAGTGAATCCGACCACGCGCAATTTGCCGCCGTTGACCTGGCGCAGATGGTTGAGGAAGCGGCGATACCGTCCCATTCCGGCGTGTGGTATCAGATGCGCCTCATCGATCAACACCAGATGAAATTCACCCAGTAGCGTGGCCTTGTCCGCCACACTCTGAATCCCCGCAAAGATGACGCGGTTGTTGGTGTGGCGTAAGCCGATGGACGCGGAATAGATACCCGCGTCGCATTCGGGGAAGACCGCCATCAACTTGGCGTGATCTTGCTCGATCAATTCCTTGACGTGCGTCAGTACCAGAACGCGCTGGCCTTGGAATTGCACCAGCGCATCGTGGATGATCTTCGCAATCAACAGGCTTTTGCCTGAGCCGGTCGGAGCTACCACCAGCGGGTTATGCTCCACTTCCGGCTCATGCTTGCGCAGACGAAACCAAGCATAAAGCTGCTCAATGGCGTCCTGTTGGTATTGGCGAAGGGTTAGCACTCGACCACCTCAAAAGGCTTATCAAAAAGTGGCTGGCCATCAATCGGCGTGAACCATTGATGCGTAATGCGTCCCTCGCAAATGATCGGCATGCCGTTTCGGTATAGCCATTCATAGGCTCTAAAGGTTTGCGGTTCCCATGCGCCTCCAACAGTGGGCTGTGAGCATTGGTTATTCGCGCCGGTATAGATAAACCGGCGCAAACGAACCTGCCCGTTTACCTGCTCTTGCAAAGCCAGATATACGTTCATTGCTGCTCTACCAGGGGACATCAGCCGCCAAATCATCACCTTCAGCCATCGCCGGTTCCGGCTGGCTGGAGGTTTGCTGCAAGGACATATAGCTCTTGATGCGATTCGTCAGCTTGTCTGGGTCTCTGTTATCCGGCTCCAGTGCGATACGCACCAGCATCGGCTTACCGTGAAGCTGCTCGCTTGTCGTTACCTGCATCTGATTGACCGCACGACAGATTGCGCTGAAATTGCGCTGGGCGATTTCCTGCGTCTCCTGTTTGGCATGTTGCACACACAGCCATTGCTTCAGTGTCCGGTTCTTGTATTCGCCCTCGACGATCTTGAACTCCAACACTAGATTGGTTCCGCTGCCGGTCTTCGCCGGTTCCAGTGAAGAACTGTTGATGATGGCCTTGTAAGTCCCAGCCTTCATCGGTTGATAGTCTTGTGACGGCTCGACTTTTGAAGCGTCGAAGCCGCGATTATTTCCAAACAGTCCTGCGAGAGATGCCATAGTCGTTATGCCTCTTTGGTCGTAGTGGTTTCAGTGGTGGTTGCTTTCTTGAAGGCGGCCTGGAACGCTCGCCAAGACAGCGGGAGTTCATGCGGGAGGCCATAGCGGTTGCCAGCAAGGCAACCTGGTGAATTACCGAGGATCAGGATGTTGCCCCCGGTAGAGGTATCACTTAGCGGCTTACCGTCAGCGATAAGTAGCGGGATACGGGCGTATCCAATAATGTCCGCCCATTCCTTGAGCATGTCGGCGGCTCCATTCCCATTCTTCGGCGTGTGCAGCTTGAGGCTGGCCACGTCATAAGGTTCGTGCAGTGGATCGTTGACGGTGACAATGCGCGAGTGGCAGATGACGATGACAATCATCCCTTTCTCGCGGTTGAGCTTATCCAGCAAGGCAAAGATGGCCTTCCAGATATTCATCGCCAGGGTGTAGCCGTTGCCGTAGCCACCACCTGCACGGATGATGTTGTCCACGCCTTCCTTCTTGCAGACGGCCTCATGCACCAGACGCTCCAGCCAGTCGGCGGAATCAAGCACAACAGTCTTGAAGTCATGCTCTTCATTGACCAGCGTCATCAACTGTTGGCGAACGGTTTCTGAGTCCAGTGCCAACGGGAAAGCATCCGCGTCGATACCGTTGAGTCCGTCTTCAGTGCGGATGAAAATCGGCTTCGGCGCACTGGCGCTGAAGGTGGACTTACCCGACTTCTCAGATCCATGTATCAGGATTCGCGGTGGTGTTTCGTGTTTGGTCTTTTGAATAGTGGCCAGTAATGAGGTCATGTGGTTTGCTCGTGGTTTAGTGATCGTTCCAGTTCTGCCTTCTCCGCCTGCAACCGTCCGATGTGGGCGGCCAACTGGGCGCATTCGGTCTGCAACTCTTCCAGTTCCAGGCTGATCTGCTGGTTGCGCCATTGCTTGTGGCGTTGTTCCAGGTCAGTCAGTCCGGCCCAGTCCATCAGTCGATCAAGAAGGGCGCTCATCGGTGTGCGTGCCATTTGTAAGGGGTGGCGAGGTACGAAAAGAACCCAACTTTCTCAACGATGCGGTAGGCCTTCCGACCACGACGCACGATGTCGCCGTGGAAGCGCGGTCGCCAGATCCAGATGATTTCGGTCGTTATGGGTTTTAGCCGTAAGCCGTATAGGTCAATGACGCTCATGTTCAGTCCTCCTGTTTTTTCTTTTCTTGTTCCCACGCCGCGTCCATCGCTTTCTCGATGTCGCTGAACGCCTTGTCGCGGCTGCCATGCAGTAGCTCGAATAGGATTTCGTTCACCGAGTCGTCACTGAGGATCTCGGTGATGGCGTTGTCTGCCTCCCATTCCTCACGCGCCAATTCCTCAGAGTCGTCATAACGCGGGTCACGCGGGTCGTTGCGATACGGGCCGTAGTCCCAGTCGAAACAGGCGCTCATGGCTGGCCACACTTGATGCAGGCCAACTTCTGGCCTTGATTCGTCTGCTTGTACTTGGCAACTGCCGAGGATTTCTCGGTAGTTGCCATCAGCTTGGCGTCTTGTCCGTCGAGGTATCCGGCCATCAGCAGGCCGATGGTGATGGCGATGAGGGCGAGGCGTTGGTTCATGTGAGTCTCCGAAAGAGTGGCCGTCCGTGGCCGTGCTGATTAGCGGCTACGCAAGATTGATAAAGCCAGATATTGCTCATCTGGTGTCATGCTGGTACGAGCCGTGCCGTTTAGAAAAAGCGCAACGCGGCGCATCGTTGCTTTCTCATCAAGCACAAAGTTGCTGTAGCCATACAGTTCTTGAGTGACTTGATCTTTTGCCTTGCAAAGGGTGACGCGCTCTGCTGCGCGGATTACTGCTGATGCTCTGGATGCGATCATCTTCTTTCTCCGGTTGATGCCGTCTCTGCGGCGTTGGGGGTAGATTATAGCCAAGGTATAGACTTGTCAATAGCCAAGCTATAGAATTTCCCCACGCCAATTCCGGCGCACGGAGACAAGCAATGAACTACGAGGAATTTCTGAGCGGCAAAGCTAAGAGCGTTGAAGCGTCAGGATTTGATATAGAGGCCGCCGAACTCAACCCGGCGCTGTTTGATTTTCAGCGGGCCATCGTCAAGTGGGCGCTGAAGAAAGGTAAGGCGGCGATGTTCCTGGATACGGGTCTAGGCAAGACCCTGCAACAGTGCGAATGGGCGAACCGTGTCTGTGAGCACACCGGGGGCAATGTCTTGATTGCGGCTCCGCTCTGCGTCAGCCAGCAGACGGTGGAAGAGGCGGCCAAGTTTGGGATTGCGGTGCGTTACGTGCGGGACCAGTCGCAAGTCGAACCAGGCATCAGCATCACCAACTATGAAATGCTGAAGCACTTTGATCCGTCTCAGTTCGTCGGCATTGTGCTGGATGAGTCCTCTATCTTGAAGGATCACACCAGCAAGACGCGGCAGATGATTATCGACATGTTCAGCCGCACCCCTTATCGTTTGTCCTGTACTGCGACCCCATCCCCCAATGACTTTATGGAGCTTGGCAATCAGGCTGAGTTCCTGGGCGTCATGTCATCGGTGGAAATGCTCGCCATGTACTTCGTCCACGATGGCGGAGAAACCTCCAAATGGCGACTGAAGGGCCACGGTAAAACGAAGTTCTGGGAGTGGATGGCGTCCTGGGCTATCTGCATCAAAAACCCATCCGATCTCGGCTTTGATGGTTCGCGCTATGTGCTGCCATCGCTCAACATTCATGAGCATGTCATCGAATCGGCGCCGCTGGACGGTCAGTTATTTGCGGGCGTGGCGCAGACTCTGAGTGAACGCAGGCAAGCGAAGCGCGGTAGTTTGAATGATCGAGTGGCCAAAGTGGCTGAAATGGTCAACGCCAGCGATGAGGAATGGATCGTCTGGTGTCATCTCAACGATGAATCATCGGCGCTGGCCAAGCTGATACCCGATGCGGTTGAAGTCTATGGCAGTCTCGACCCTGACGAAAAAGAACGACGCATTATGGCGTTTACGCATGGCAATGCCCGCGTCTTGGTCACAAAGCCATCGATCTCAGGGTTTGGCATGAACTGGCAGCATTGCAGGAATCAGGCCTTTGTCGGTTTGGATGACTCATTCGAGTCCTACTATCAAGCGGTTCGCCGCTGTTACCGATTCGGCCAAGAGCGCGAAGTCAACGTGCATCTGGTTTGCTCTCAAGCTGAGGGTGCGGTGAAGGCCAATCTCGAGCGCAAGCAATCACAAGCCGATGACATGACCACATCAATGGTCGAACACATGCGAACCATCATGCAGAAAGAAATACGAGGCACCACTATGGAAAAGACCGAATATCACCATACCGTCAAAACCGGCAACGACTGGACCTTGCATCACGGCGATTGCGTCGAGGTGGTGGCTGGACTGGACTCCGACAGCATCGATTACACGATCTTTTCCCCGCCGTTTGCCAGCCTTTACACCTACTCAAATTCAGATAGGGACATGGGCAACTGTTCGGGCGATGAAGAGTTCATGCAGCACTTTCAATTCCTGATTGGTGAACTCTTGCGCGTGACCAAGCCAGGGCGGTTGCTGTCTTTCCATTGCATGAACCTGCCGACCACTAAGTTCAGGGATGGCTATATCGGCATCAAGGATTTCAGGGGCGACTTGATCCGCTCATTCTGCGATGCGGGTTGGATTTATCACTCGGAGGTCTGTATCTGGAAAGACCCGGTAACGGCCATGCAGCGCACCAAGGCGCTGGGTCTGCTGCATAAGCAAATCAAGAAAGACTCCAGCCTGAGTCGCCAGGGGATAGCCGATTACCTGGTGACGATGCGGAAGCCCGGTGAAAATCCAGAACCCATCACGCATACCGATGAGACGTTCCCGGTTGGTTTGTGGCAGCGTTATGCCTCACCTGTCTGGATGGACATCAACGCTACGCGGACGCTGCAATATATGAATGCGCGGGATGGGGATGATGAGAGACACATTTGCCCATTGCAGCTAGACGTGATCGAAAGAGCGATGGAACTGTGGACGAACCCGGGTGACCTGGTGTTATCACCCTTCACCGGCATCGGCAGCGAGGGCCATGTAGCGTTGACGACCGGGCGGCGTTTTGTCGGGTCTGAGCTGAAAGAGAGCTATTTCAACGTGGCCTGCAAGAATCTGGATGCGGCCACCAAGCAGCCATTGGATATTTTTGCAGCGGCTTAACGCCGGTAGCGCGTGTGCTCCATCATCGTGCCGATAATATGAATCGGCTGCTGATCGGAGCGCATGATGGCGTAGTCCTCATTCAGCGGGACTAGCTCAAATATCTCTTCGCCGCTCGCGTCCACACCACGTGGGCGGTACTTCTTGAACGTGGCGGCTTCCTCGTGGTTCTTGGCCACCACATAATCACCCGGGGATGGCCTTACGTCGGGATCGACTACCACTACGTCGCCCTCCTTAAATTCTGGCTCCATGCTGTTGCCGCTGATGCGCAGGGCGAAGGTGTGCGCCGAATACCTATTGGAGGCCATGATGTATTCATCGGCACCGCCACGCGGGAAACTGTCAACAATTTCACGCCAGTTGCCTGCTTGAATGGCGCTGATGATGGGATAGCCGCGGCGGTCTGGGTAGAAGCTTGAGGCCGAGGTTGACGTTCTGTGAAAGATCATCAGATATAGCTTGCACTTCGCCTTTCAGTCGTTCGCTAATGTCTTCCAGCTTGCAGTCAAAACCTTTGGCGTAAGCCATTCCAGCCTCAAGGCTAATGGGCTTCAGCCCGTTGATATGCTGATAAATCATGGCATCGCCGCCCTTGATGCCGTTCATTTTTGCAAACGCAGCGCGGCTTATGCCTTTGTCGCGCTTCAGTGCATCAAATCGTTTTCTTAGTTCTTCGCCTTCATCTTTCATCTGTTTCCCCTGTCCGGTGGGTGATATGAGGACTATATAGCTCCGCTACAATGGCCGGGCTTGCTATTTTCTCTAGCTTCGCTATAGTTAGCCCCATGAATACACAAGCCATAAAAACAGCGTGCGAAAGGGTCGGCGGCATCACCGCTATGGCTAATCATCTTGGCATCACCGTGGGAGCGGTCCACCAATGGACCAAGGGAATGAAACGGGTGCCGGTGGAGCGTTGCATTGCCATCGAAGTGCTGACCAAAGGCGAGGTCAGGGTCGAAGACCTCCGGCCTGATGTTGCGATTGATGACTTCAGAAAGCTAAACGCCGCCTAAATGTTCCCCCAATCCCCCACCGATTCCTATACGTACAAACACGTATACACCCCTGCCTCCCGGTCGAGCCGCGCTCCCGGGGGGCTTTTTTCTTCATGCGAGGGTAGTCCCGTCAGCGCGGGGGCGGACTGTAAATCCGTTGCTTCACAGCCCTGTAGGTGCAACTCCTACTCCTCGCACCAATCCCGCCCTGGCAGACGGCGGCCAATTGTCTGCACCTTTCTCCCCGATTACCCGCTCGCAAGGGCGGGATTTTTTCAGGTGACTGAATGAACGAACAAGAACCCCAAGACGCACCCAGCCCCTGCGAGTCCTGCTTCCGGGCGGAACGCTGCGCGGCGTGTCCGATCCCGTGCTATCGGTTCGAGTATTGGTCAGAGACGGGGAAGGCGGCATGAAGCGTTGCCCGCACTGCAAGACCGAAAAGCCTAAGAGCGATTTCCATATCAACAGGGATCGTCCTGAAGGGACGCTGCAAGCCTGGTGCAAGCCGTGCAAAGCCGAAGGGATGCGGGCGTTACGCGCCTCTCGCACCCGTCAAGGCCGTATCCGCTACTGGTACCCCGCCTATGGGGAAAAGTCTCACAAGGCGAAGCTGACGAATGATGACGTGCGATTGATTCGCGGTCTTTTGCCGCATATCTCGTGTGCCGAGATTGCCAGGAAGTTTGAAGTCAGCCGGTCCACGATCAGCGCCATCAAGCATGGCCGGTATTGGACGGAGGTGGCGTGAAAACCAGCCGCGTGGCCTACCTTGCCCCAGATGTTTGCCAACGCATTGATGATCTTCGTCGTCAGCGGCTTTGCGTCTCTGAAATATGCGACCGACTGGGCATAACCAAATCATCAGAAATGAATGCCGTCAGCGTGTTTTGCGCTGACCCGTCATTGCGGAGATTCCAGGTCGGTATCGAATCGGGTCCGCATTCGAGTCCTCACCGCATTCGGACCGGATCATGGGCGTAAGCGTGAATAGGCTGTGAACGCAATTCCTGAAAGTATGGCTAATAAAACCCTTACAGAAGGTCTGCGCTACCTGGAACTTGGTTGGCATCTGTGTCTGTTGCGTCCGAAGTCCAAGCAGCCATTCCTGATGGAGTGGAATGACCCGCATCGGACCATCAGCACCGCTGAACAACTTCAAGCGGCATTGGCTCGCTATCCAGAATCAGGCATTGGGTTGGTGCATGAGTATTCCCATACCGGCGCTCTTGATGTTGATAGCATCGAATACTGCGCTATTGCTTTCAAGCAGGAGATGGGGATTGATCTGGCTGAATTGTTTGCCAACTACCCGCGCATTCGGAGCCGTGATGGCCGAGACAAGTACCTTTTCAAACTTCCTGAAGGATTTGATGGTCACACTAAAAAGCTGACATGGCCGCATCCTGAATATGACCCGGATAGCCAAGACCCGGCCATACGCAATAAGCGCACCGTTCTGCTTGAGTTTCGCTCAAAAGGCTGTCAGGACGCGCTACCACCGACCATTCACCCTGACACGATGCGGGAGTATTCATTCGTCATCCCGCCGTGGGATTCCGTGCCACTGTTGCCGTCGGTCATCGAGTCGATATGGCGCAATTATGACGATTTTAGACCGCAATTCGAGAGTGCTTGCCCCTGGTCGAAGGAACAGCCGAAAGCTCCGCCATCCATTAAACGTCAGGTCAACCGGACCGGCGAAAGCGTCATTGACCAATTCAACGCGAGACACAGTATCCCGGAACTGTTGGAGTCCTATGGCTACACTCGCAAGGGTAAACGCTGGCTGTCACCATCAAGTTCTACCGGCATCCCCGGCGTGGTCGTGCTGGCGGAATCCGGCAAATGCTACAGCCATCACGCCAGCGATCCGCTGAACGATGGCCATGCTCATGATGCCTTCGATGTGTTTTGCATTCTGGAGATGGGGAATGATTTCAATGCGGCGATCAATGAGGCACGTGTTCGGTTAGGACTGTCACCGGCTGCACTGCCAGAGGTGGACATGACCGCCATCCTCAAGCAGGCAACCAAGAAGACGCCAAAGATTGAAGTATCAGCGCCAATCGTGGTGGCCACACCTGTCCCTCCGTCATTGCTTGAGACGCCGGTAGCGATGCTGAATCGGTTCATTGATTGGATGGAAACCAGTCTATCCGAAGACCCGAACCGGCAAATTTCCATTCAAGGCGCGATTGCTTTGGCTAGTGTCCTGGCAGGGCGTATCTATGAGTCCAGCAACCAAAACACATCAAGCCTATACGCATTGACGCTGGCCGGTACCGGCATTGGCAAGGAATATCCGATGCGGGCCATCAATATCCTGATGGATCAATCTGGACTCGGGAAATTGGTCTCCGGTTCCGGCAACACCAGCGCCGGGGCCGTGTTTACTGCCCTGCATTCCTCGCCGACGCATATTCAGCTTACTAATGAGTTTGGCAAGCATCTGAAGCTAGCGCGGGGATCAGCCAACGGCCAAATGGCGGATGCGTTTTCGGTGATGGTCGAGGCGTATTCAACCACGACCAGCGTACTGCGGCCACGCAACTACAGCGCCTTCCACCTAAGCAAGAACGATCTGGCCAACCGGGAAAACAAGAAGGTTTACCGTCCAGCCATTACGTTGCTGGCTGTCGCCACGCATGAGCAGGTTTTTGACAACCTGACGACCGAGGATATTGACGACGGTTTTCTTAATCGCATGTTGGCGGTCATTGTCGATACGCCATGCCTGCCGGAACGCAGTCTGGCATCTACGTCGCCACCGCAAGACCTGATTGATTGGGCAACAAAGATCAGGACCGGCAAGCTCGTTCAAGGCGGGACCAGCCTGACGGGGTTTGAAACGGATTACGACCAAACGCCAGCTCCGGTCACGGTAACAATCACAGCAGAAGCCCGCGAGCTGTACGACGCCTTCAAGCGCGAAATCAAACACACCGAATACCCGGAACCGAAGATGGTTCGCCGCTGGCGCGAAAACTCTATGCGGTTGGGGACGGCTCTGGCCGTCGCTCAGAACCCTGAATACCCAGCCATTAGCGGCGCTATTGCCAAGTGGTCGATTGATTACATCCGTCACTACGGGATGCAGTTCATGACCGCCGTGCTGGCGAATGTATCCGACAACGCCTTTCATCAGGTTTATCTGGCGGTCTTTGCCAAGATCACAGCGGCCAAGGGTCGCGGTGCTACCGAATCCGAATTGACCGACATCCGCGCTTTCGAGCGGGCCAACACCATGATGCGCAAGATGGTGCTAGAGGCGCTGATGCGCGAGGACAAGATTGAACTTGTTCCCATGAAACCGGCATCAGGCAGAGGCCGAACTCGCCATGCTTGGGTGAATGTGGAGTTCCTGGGTGAATAAACGGGGCATTAACGGGGCAAACCGGGGCAGTGATTGCCCCGCCTATAACTCAGGCGTGGCGTGGCTTGCAGCTTATACGGGGCAACGGGGCAGGGGGTGTACCTCTTCCTGAGAAGAAGGGTGCCCCGCCCCTTTGCCCCGTTAATGCTCTAGCCCTTGGTACACAAGGGTTATAGCCGGGGCAGCACTGCCCCGTAATTGCCCCGTTAATAGGATAAAAATAAATTTATTTATATAAAACAATTAGTTGTAATTTTAATTAAAGGGGCAGTGATGGAAGTGCAATTAGATAGAGGTTGTTTGGTTTGTCCTTCATGTGGTGGCGACAATTTGCACCATGACCGGGTAGACGTTTATTGGCGAGAACATGAGGATGCGCCGTCATCACTGGCAAAGATCAACGCCGTATCTGGTGCGGAGATGGATAGAGGCGGACCATTCGAAAACCGCCATGAGATTTACGGCGTCGCTGTCAGCGAAGGAAATCCAAGCGCCAGACGGCATGGTGTCCGCATCTGGTTTGAATGCGAGCTTTGTGATGCAGATGTGTTCATGAACATAGCGCAGCACAAAGGGTTGACGATGGTGGATTGCGGGTTCATCCAGAACGGCAGACATTCAGAAAAACGCTAAACATGCACCGCCTAACCCTCCCATGTCCACCCTCAGTGAACCGCTACTGGCGCAATTTTCGCGGCATGACCGTGCTGTCGAAGGAAGCCAAGTCGTTCAAGCAGGAAGTCGCCACGCTGGCACGAATGGCGGGTGTGTTGTCGCCGCTTCAGTGCGAAGTGTCCATCGACATTACCTATCACCCGAAGGCGCGGAAGAAGGAAACTGCAAAGCCGATGCGTCGCCTTGACCTGGACAATCCGATTAAGGCGACGCTGGATTCGCTCAACGGCATCGCGTACCTGGACGATTACCAAGTCACAGAGATTACGGCACGTCTTGGACAGCCAACCGAACAGGGTGAACTGGTGGTGATGTGGGAGGCGGCGTGAATCGAATCATCGCTCAAATATTGTCCACCGCGATGGTCATGCTGACCCTGCTGGCGATTGTGGCGATGTTGCCGGTGGCTTTGTTGTTGGGGTTATTGAATCAGGAGAAAAACCAGAATGCAGGATGAACATCAGCCGTTCACTGAGTACGCACCGACCTGGAAGCGTATCGACCCGGCCAATCCACCGAAGGCCAAAAAGATGCTGTTCAAGGATGACTTCGGCGGGGCGGTGATCGGGGTGTGGTACGAGGGCTGCAATTGGCGTTGGTATTGCGGCTTGCCCAAGCACAGCGAGGCGGATAAGGCAGAGATTCGGGCGCGGGCAAGCGGAACGGATGGACGATTTACAGACGGCAAATCATACGAGGGCTTATGAGTAACTGGGCAGAGGATCAAGCGCATTTCATGTTGGCGGGCGGGCAAACCGTCAACCGCATCAATCAGGATCAGATGGAGCGCTACAAGCACCACATCATCGAAGAGGCTAACGAAATCGAAGAGGCGTGGGCCGAGGGCGACATGCTGAAGGTATTGGATGGTGCGGTGGATACGATCGTCGTGTGCATCGGCCTGCTTCGCAGCATGGGCATCAATCCCAACGAGGCTTGGAATGCGGTTCATGGGGCGAATATGAGGAAAGTGGTGGATGGTGAAGTCTATCGCCGCGCTGATGGGCAGATCGGAAAGCCACCCGGCTGGTATGGGCCTGAGAATGAATTGAGGGGAATGTTGGATCGGGCGGGGTTTAGTGGCTTATGAGTGAATCAGCCAACGAATACCAAGTGGCAGGCAATCACTATCAACGCCTGGACATTCAACCGTGGGCATTCATGCAGTCATTCATGACGCGGGAAGCGTTCAATGGATTCTTGCTCGGCAATGCCACGAAATATATTGCACGCGCAGGCAAGAAAGGCGATGCGGCCACTGACATCAGGAAGGCGACGCACTATCTGGCGAAGTGGCTGGAAGTAAACGGAGCGAGTGAGTAATGGATTGGTTATTGCTGGCGCTGTTGGGTGTGGGGCTGTTGGGGTTGTGGTGGTGAAATTTTTTTGGGTCCTCCCGGCGCTTTTTCAGTTACGGGTAAAAAACG